CAGGTCGGGACGCTTCAGGGTGCGATATACGAGGACTTCGAGGTCGTGGAGGGTATAGATGTCAGCCGAGCGAAATTCGTCGCCCTTGGGCTTGACTGGGGCTTTAGCAACGACCCTACGGCATTGGTCGCTATCTACCGCCAAGGGGACTGCCTGCTCATCCAAGAACTGCTATACTCCACGGGCCTTACGAATCAAGACATCGCAGACAAGTTGCGGACCTTGGGCATCACAAGGGCTTGGGAGATAGTGGCCGATTCAGCAGAACCCAAGAGCATCGAGGAAATCTACCGACTTGGCTTTAACATCAAGCCAGCGGAGAAAGGCCCCGATTCGGTCAGGAATGGGATAGACATCCTGAAACGCTACAAGTTGCAGGTAACCAAGGACTCGACCAACCTCATCAAGGAACTGCGATCCTACACTTGGGCTACCGACAAAGAGGGCAAGAACACAGGGGTCCCGATTGACTCCTTCAACCACGCCTGCGATGCGATGCGGTATGTGGCTCTCAACAAGTTAAGGGTCAGCAACTCGGGTAAGTATGTTGTGGTTTAACTTTGCGGTACTAAGCCTCTAAACCATGAACCTAAAGCACATCAAAGACGTAATCCTCATAAATTTAGGCGATATTCCTCGAATCGTGGAGTTCTTTCTTACGCTTACATTGGTGCTAACCGGTGCGACTGTCATTACGGCTATTGCCTGCATTATTGGCTACAAGGTGGCTCTTTTCCTTTGTGGGTTACTTGGTATCGCAATATGAACACCGAACGCATCCTTGACCTGCTCATCGAAATCGGCAAGACGATTGCAGCCGTTTTCTTCATCATCACCCTTCTAACCCTCCTTTGGACCTTATGAAAGTTGTTCACTACTACCACATCTACTGCGGAGGGAATTGGCAGTTAATCCTGAATCAGCACATGATGGCGGTCTGCAACTACGGCCTCATCAATGTCTTGGACGAAATCCGTGTCGGCATCGTCGGTCCACCCGAACAACGCAAGGCGGTCAAGGAGGTGCTGGAAGGGTCAATGGTTGCCCTGAAGATTAAAATAGTGGTTACCCGGACTAACGCTTGGGAGCAGGCAACTCTTACCGAAATGTACCGGGCGAGCCAAGAGGAAGAAGCCGTGTACCTGTACGCCCATACGAAGGGGGCAAGCGACCCGTCCCTCATCAACCAACTTTGGAATCGCAGCATGACTTTCTTCAACGTCGTCGCATGGGAACGCTGCTTGCAACTGCTCGAAGGAGTCGATGCGGTCGGCTGCCATTGGATTACCAAGGATCAGTTCCCTCACATGGCTGACCACAACAACCCCGAAGGCTATCCATACTTTGGCGGAACCTATTGGTGGGCCAAGTCGTCCCACATCAAGGAACTGGGTGAGCCTGCAAGGGACCACCGATTTCAAGCCGAGCATTGGATAGGCAAGAAACCCGACACCAAGGTCCACGACACCAACCCCGGTTGGCCGGGTCCCGAAAAGTTTGTAATCACATTTTAACCATGAAAGACAAAGAATTAATCGCCATCCTCGACGAGTTAGACCTCAATGGTGCTGACTGGGAGGGAGGAACCGACAAGGCCAACGGCCACAACTACACAAGCACCTATGCTAAGTACTTGGCTGAAATGCGAGCCGACTCCATCAACTTCGTGGAGATAGGGGTTTGGCACGGAGGGTCCATGGCTATGTGGTGCAAGTATCTGCCCAAGGCCAAGTTCCTGTTCTACGACATTGCCAACCAAGTCAAACCAAAGGCTGACAAGCACATTGACTGGACTCGTTCAAGGCTTCACATCGCATCGGCCTACACCCCCGAATCCGTGCAAGTCGCAAGGGACTATTTTAAGAACGGCATCGACTTTCTGCTGGACGACGGCCCGCACACCTTAGACTCCATGTTGCAGGTCGTCAGCCTGTATGCACCATTAATGAACCAAGGCGGTGTCTTAATGATTGAAGACGTGCAGAGCAAGGATTGGTTCGTGAACCTGTCAGCCGTAGCACCGAGCAATTCAATCTTTGAGGCCATAGACCTTAGCGAATCGGGCCGATACGACGACCTTATTGCCGTTTACAAGTTCTAACCATGGGCATCCCCGTAATCATCAACAACCGCAACCTGCTGACGTGGCCCAAGGCGATGGTCAGGGACTTGAGCAAGTGGGAGGGGATTGGGGACATCTACATCGTGGACAACGGTTCAACCTACGAACCTTTGCTGGAGTGGTACGCCACCAACCCCTGCAAGGTCGTGATGCTTGGCGAAAACTTGGGGCATCAAGCCCCATGGACTTCGGGCTTGGTGCAGAAACTTGGCGAGCCTTACTATGCGGTTACAGACCCGGACCTTGACCTTTACAAGACCAGCAAGCGGACGATTCCCATGTGCTTGGAGTGGTTGCAACAATTCCCCCAAGCAGGCAAGGTCGGCCTGTCGCTGCGATGGGATGACGTGCCTCCAAGGTCGTCGTACTATACCCACGTCAACAACTACGAGGCGACTCGTCAGCGTAACTCAAGGGTCATCATGGCGGCAAGAGTTGACGTGCCTATCGACACGACCTTTGCCGTTTACAATCGGCAGGAGTACTTCATCGGTGGGGTTTCGTTGCTTGAGTCAGCGAGGCACATTCCTTGGTATTACTCGGAGAAAGAACGCAAGGCTGATAAGGAGTTCAGCCAGTACCTTGCATCGGCATCGTCGGCATCGTCCTACAAAACCTTCCTGAAACTATGAAACTCCAAGACCTGACCATTGACCAGTTCCAGCGCATCGGAGCCATTGAGTTCAGCAGCGTCCTTGGGGACTACGACAAGCGTGCAGGGGTCGTCGCAATCGTTGAGGGGGTCGATATATCAATCGTTCGAGAAATGCCCGCCAAGAGCGTCCTAAAGCGTTACAAGGCTATTATCAGCGAGTGGAACGCATTGCCTGCGTTGGGTTACAAGCGAAAGTTCAAAGCCGGGGGCAAGTGGTGGATTCCGACGGTGTTCACGGACGAGTTGACGGCAGGTCAGTTGATAGAGTTAATGGACGCAAACACGACCGACGAAAAACAACTGCTCCAAAACCTCCACCGAATCATGGCGACCTTGTGCAGGGAGGGTGGTCTATTCGGATTCTTTCCGAAAAAGTACGACGGGGCTGCCCATGCCGAGCGAGCCGAACTCATGAAGAAGTACGCCAAGGTTGGGGACGTTTGGGGCGTTGTCAGTTTTTTTTTGCTAAGTTCAGAGTCCTACTTGAAAGTTTTGAGCGACTATTCCAAGCACCTGATGACGAAGGCCGAGGGGCTGACGTAAGCCCTCTCGCTGGCTACGGTTGGCTGATGGTCGTGTGGAGGATGGCCAACAAAGACGTACTGAAATTCGATGCCATCTTCGCAATGAAGGCGGTAGAGTTCTTGAACTACGCCCTCCTGATTCACGACATTTTGGAAGCGGAGAGGATGGAAGCGGAAAGAGCAAGAAGAAAGTAGTATATTTGCATTAGTCAGGTGGCGGAATGGTAGACGCTATACGTAGGGTACAACCGTTAATTAAAAGGGCGTGTACTCGCACAGGTTCGAATCCTGTCCTGACTACACATTCCAGCACGGGGGACATTTACCCACATGGAAACAACCATACTTGCGAATGGCCAACCCGTAGGTAAGTTCGGCAGCGGTTCGATGAAGGGCATCGACCAAACCGCCTTGGAGGGCATTGGTTCAGTCGTTGGCCCCAAGGGTGGAGGCAAGTCGCCAACCTATGACGTGCTGGTCAAGTGGATTGAACGGGTCATCGAACTTGCGAAGAAAAACCTCGAAGCAGCCAACGCCAACGCAGGGGGAACGCTATCGGCATCCATCGCACCCGAAGACATCGAACTATCGGCAAAGCAAATCGTCGTGGCTATCATGGCCAACCCCTATTGGAAGTACGTTGACCAAGGGGTGCGAGGCAAAACATCAAGCGTAAAGGCTCCAAGGTCGCCATTCCAATACAAGGACAAGTACCCACCTGCCCAAGCCATGGCCGATTGGATAGCCAACAAGGAAAAAGCAGTTGTGCCAACCTATTCCCGTGAACTCAAGCGGATGCGGACCAAGCAGGAACAGGGATTGGTGGATGGTAGGTCGGTAGCCTATTGGGTATTCCAGCGAGGAACACGGGCCACGAACTTCATGTCTAACGCCCTATCCCCCGAAATGATAGACGTTTTGGTGAACACAATCGCTGAAACCCTTGGCAAATCCATAAGCGTAGCAACCAAACTATAAAATGGCAACAACCGTCCTTTCAGGGTCACCCCAAGTGGCAACCCCCGTTTACAACAAGATGCTCTTCAAGGTCAGCGGTTCGCTGATTGCACAACCAAATTACAGGTACGTCTGCGATGTCAAGAACCCAGCAGGGACGACCCTTGCCCGGCTAAAGTGCGACAAACTGCCCACCACCAACTTCGGGTTCTTTGACGTTGCCAAGGTCGTTGAAACGCTGATTGCACCGACTAAGCCAACGCTGACCCAAACGGGATTCGTTGATCACGCCGGGTACTATTCGGGGTACAGGCTCGACTTCATGGAGGAATACGGCAACACCCCAGTCGTGTACACGGGAACGGTAACCACCGTGTCGGGAAATGTTTCCTTCGCAGGAAACTTGGAGCAGTTAGAACTTGCGACTTGGAGTGGTGGTCTGTACTTTCCGAGCGGTGTTATCGTCAACGACACGAATCGAATGCTAACAACCCCGACGACTCGCACGGTCTATGCCGACGGATACGGATGGCTTTCAATCGGGCAGTTTAACTACGCGGTCGAGAAGGCTTACATCCAATACTGGAGTGCAACAGGAGCGACCTTTGCAAGGCAGTTCGATGTGTTAGCGTCTAGTGTATCGGGGTCGAATGTCATCCGCTTCGGGGTCGGGCCAATGAACCTCAAAGCCCTTACGTCGGGACAATGCTTGGACGGGAACCCCGGAGATTACCTATTCCAAGGCAATGCCGGGGACTTCTACGACGTTTACTTCTCAAGGGGGGCAAACATCACGATTCGTCAGAGGTACGTCATCGGGCAATGCCAGCGGTTCAACTCCATCCCGGTTCACTTCCAAAACAAGTACGGGGGTATTGATTCTTACACCTTCACGCTAAAGAACCGCAAGAGGGCCAACATCAGCAGGCAGACGTTCGGCTACAACTCGGACGTTTATGCGACCACGACCTACGACAAAGTTTGGGCAGGTGAGTTCGACTACGTTTACGCACTCAACTCGGATTGGCTGACCGATGCCGAATCCGAGTGGCTGATTGAGATGATCCGATCCGGGCAGGTATGGCTTGAACTGGATGGGCAATTAGTCGAAGCCATCGTCAACGCCAACACTTACCAATTCACGACTCGCAGGAACGACCGCTTGACTCAGTTGCAGGTCGAGGTTGCCGTGGCTTACAAGAACAACATCCTATGAGCGTTACGCTAATTGCCTACCCTCTCAACGATTCAAACGCAGAGGTTCCCTACGTCCTCGATACCATGGGCGAGATTGACATCGCCCTCACGTTCAGCGTGGAGGATATTGCCGACATAACTAAGCGGAGGGGGTCGTTCTCCAAGACCATCACGTTGCCTAATACGACAACAAATCGGGATTGCTTTGGTCATGCTTACAACATCCAGTCCTTCGTGGGTGGGTTCCAACCGAACAAGAAGATTCGTGCTGCGATGTGGGAGGACGGGGTGCAGGTGTTCAGCGGGGTCCTGCAACTGATTTCCATGTCCAAGATTCGGGGCGAGGTAACCTACGAAGTGGGCCTGTTCTCGGACGACGTAAGCCTGTTCAAGTCGATTGAGGGCAACCTCCTTGCGACAACCGTTGGGGTAAGCGGGATGAACCACACGCTGACTTCTGCTCATGTTTCTGCGACTTGGACCGCATCGGGTGCGAGCGGTTACGTTTACGGCTTGGTTGACAACTACGGCTATACGGACGCTACAACGCAGGGATGGTTTGCGGTTCCTTACTGGAAGATGACCCCAAGCATATACGTCAAAAAGATGGTGGACCTCATCTTCGCACAGGCAGGGTATCGGTACACATCGGAGTTCTTCAACTCGGAGCGGTTCGGCAAATTGGTCATGCCTTACGCTGCCGGGCAATTATCGGTAAACCTGTCCGGGTCAAACATTTTTGCTGCAAGTACGAGCGGTCAAAACTTTTCAGGGACTTTTAGTGGTTACCTAAACTTTGCCGACGACTCAAGTCCTTATTATGACCGCCCCGGCTATTGGAACACAGGGACAAGCACTCTACAACTCCCTGCGCTACCAACCCGATGGAACGTAACGGTTAAATTGGACTTTGGACAAGTCACGCAGTTCATCAATCAAACCTACAATTTTCTCTACCTATACGACGCATCAACGAGTAGAGTCGTCAGTCCATCAAGGGGCTTTACGGCTCAAGCAAGTGGAACCAATGTAATCACTTGGAGCAATATCCAGTTGAATACCAGCAGCCAAATAAGGGTCTTGATGACAGGCGTTGGAAGCACGGCCTGCAATCTCTTGAGCGGTTCAACGGTCCTTTGGGAGTGTTTGGAGAATCCAACGAGTATTGGGACGATTGACATGGCTACGGCTTTGCCTGCTGACGTGAAGCAATCGGACCTCCTGCAAGACTTGCAAAAGATGTTCAACCTCTACTTCATGCCGGACCCTGCCGACCCGAAGAACCTCATCGTGGAGCCTTGGGTGGACTTCTATTCATCAGGGGTCGTGGACTGGTCGCAGAAATCGGATGAGAACGCAGAGCAGAACATCACGAACGGCGACCCGAACCAATACAAGACCATCGTGTTCAAGTACAAGGATGCCGGGGACTATTTGTCAAAGTTGGATAAATCGAACTACCCGCTTGCAAAGGAAGGCTACGGAGGACGAATCTTCACGACCGACAACTTCTACGGCAAAGGCGAGAACGTCGTCGAACTCGCTTGCAGCACTCTAATCCCTGCAAACTTCACGACTGACAAGGTAATCGGCAGGGCTTGGGACTTGGACGGCTCCGCTTTGTCGGGAACCATCAAGACCTTGCAGAGCGGTTACCGCATAGCCCAATACAACCTCATCGAAGCACCGACGACGTGGGCCTACCAGTACGGGGTCAGCGGTTCGGTAGCACTCGCAGAATCGTTGTTGAGCCTGCCCTTTGTCAGCCACCTTGACAACCCCTACGCAGCAGATTTTGACCTTGCCTTTGGAATCCCTAAGCAGTTGTACTATGCGGTGAATGTCGCCGCAAATAGCGACCCTTACGCATACACGAACAACAACCTGTTCAACATCTATTGGTGGAATTTCATCCAAGAAACCGTCAGCCGTGAGGCGATGCAGTTGGAACTCTCCATCATGCTCAATGCCGTGGACATCAGCCAACTTGACTTCCGCACTCCCATCTACTACGGAGGGGTCCGTTGGAGGCTGCTTGAGATTCGGGACTACGAGATAGGTCAGCAGAAACCTTGCCGGGTAACCCTTCGCAGGATTCTCAACCTAACCGAGTTCGTTCCAAAGCAAATCGGTTACCTACCCTACGACGGCCCGGTTCCAGCAACGGACTCGGACTACCCGAACGAAGTACCTCCAATTCCAACCATCAAAGAACTCCCAGCGGTTGCAGGTCCTCCGGGTGAAACGGGTGCAACAGGTGCGCAGGGCGACCCCGGTCCAGCAGGTGCAGGGTTCACTCCGGGCGATGCGGCAGGGGACATCAAGTATTGGGACGGCACCGCTTGGGTCAACTTGGGCATCGGAACCGAAGGTCAGGTCTTAGAGGTTGCGTCGGGAATACCATCATGGCAGGATAAATAAACACTATGGCAGTAACTAAAGAAATCGTCCTCGAAGTAGGGCTTAAAGACTCAACCGCACAAGGCACGACGAGTGCCAAACAACGGCTTAGGGAACTCCAAAAGACCCTGACCGAGATGGCTTTGGCCGGGCAAGAAGGCACGAAGGCTTTCAAGCAAATGGAACAAGAGGCAGGGAAACTCAAGGACCAAATCGGGGACACAAGCCAGCGGATCAAAAACCTCGCATCGGACACACGAAACATCGACACCTTCGTCGCTGGAATCCAAGGAATCACCGCTGGCTTCCAAATCGCCCAAGGTGCAGCAGCGTTGTTCGGGTCCGAAAATGAGGACTTGCAGAAGGCGTTGTTGAAGGTCCAAGGGGCGATGGCTCTCGCTAACGGAGTGCAGCAGGTTGCCAACCTGCTCAACAAGGACTCCATCCTGATAACCCAAGGCCAAGCAGCAGCGCAGGCACTCTACGCAACCGCAGTCGGTGCAAGTACCGGGGCGATGAAAGCGTTTAGGATTGCCCTCCTTGCAACGGGTATCGGTGCAGCCATCGCAGCCGTAGGGCTACTTATCGCCAAGTGGGACGAACTCACCGCAGCAGTCCGCAGGTTCCTGAACCTACCCGACCCAGCCATCGCAGCCAAGGCAAGGGAGCAGGCGTTGTTGCGTGAAGAAGCAGCCCTCTCCAATTACCGGGATGCATACGAAGCCCACACGAACGCCCAAATCGCAGCAGACCAAAAGAGGGAGGCACAGGTCAAAGAACGCCAACGCAAGGAAGCAGAAGCCACCCAAAAGCGTTTGGAGCGACTAAGGGAAGAAAACAACGCCATCATCAAGTTCGTGGAGG